ATAATATAATGGGTGGTCCTAATGGTGGCTTTTTTGATCCAATAACAGGTAAAGGTGTAGCTGGACCTAATTTTGGACTAGCAGATGGAGGTACAGCCAGAAGAGGGAGTTCTTATCTCGTAGGAGAAAGAGGTCCAGAATTGTTTACACCAGGAGTTACTGGTACAGTTACACCTAATGAAATGCTTGGAGGTGGCTCTACAAATATTGTCGTAAATGTAGATGCATCTGGATCTTCTGTTGAAGGTGATGAAGAACAAGCAAATGCCTTTGGCTCTGCTATAGCTACTGCTATACAATCTGAATTAATTAAACAAAAACGTCCTGGAGGTTTACTTGCATAATGGCTACCTTTCCCTCGATTACCCCAACCTACGGAGTTCAAAAAAGATCAAAACCAAACACTAAAACAGTAAGACTTGGTGATGGTTATGAACACAGATTACTTTTTGGTTTAAATCAAAACCCTAAAATATTTAATTTAACTTTTGAAGTATCAGAAACAGACGCAGATACGATTGAAACTTTTTTGGATGCCAGAGCAGTTGATAGTGCCAGCTTTACCTTTACACCACCAGGAGAATCTAGTTCTTCTCAATTTGTCTGCGAATCATGGAACAAATCAATACCATATCTAAATCGTGCAAGAGTACAGGTTACATTCAGAGAAGTATTTGAACCCTAATGCCAATACCAGTATCAGAACTACAGAAGATTAATCCAAGTTCTATTATTGAACTTTTTACTTTGACTTTAGATAGTACATTACATGGATCTACAGATGTGCAGAGATTTCATGCAGGTACAAATGACCTAAATAATACAGATTTAGTTTGGCAAGGTAATACATATCAAAAGTTTCCTTGTCAGGCAGACGGGTTTGAATTTGATGGATCATCTGGTTCTATTCCTAGACCTACCTTTACAATTAGTAATATTTTAGGGACTATTACCGCCTTGTTTGCAACTGTTAATGCTGTCACTGCCAATAATGATCTTAATGGTGCAAAATTTACAAGAATTAGGACTCTTGCGAGGTATCTAGATGCTGCGAACTTTACTGGTGGTACAAATCCATTCGGTACACCTGATACAACACAGGAATTACCACAAGAAATTTATTTTATAGATAGAAAAGTAGTTGAGAACAGAGAAGTAGTTCAGTTTGAGTTAGCATCTGAACTTGATTTAATTAATTTACAATTACCTAAGAGAGTAGTTACAAGAGATCTATTTCCTGGTGTTGGTACATTTATTAATCAATGACATGGAAAGAAGATGCTCTTGTTCATGCAGAACAGGAAGCACCTAGAGAATCTTGTGGACTCCTTGTTAATTATTTGAATAAAGATAAGTATATTCCTTGCAAGAATCTTGCTTTACATAATGATTTGCAGTTCATGTTAGACCCTTTGGATTGGGCTGATACGGAGAATAAATATGGCAGAATCCATGCTGTAATACATTCTCATCCGATTGGTACGGAGCATCCCAGCGAGGCAGATGTTATAAGTTGTAAACGATCCAATAGAACTTGGTATATTATTGGACTAAAGACAAAAAGATGGTTTAAATTTAAGCCAACAGATAAAATAAAAACATTACAGAGAGATCCATGCTTAAGACAGTAAAACTATATGGAGATCTGGCAGATTTTGTAGGATGGAAAGAACAGAAGGCAGAAGTTAATAATCCTATAGAAGTTATGCGTTTTCTGCGTTGTAATCACCCAGAGTTGGAAACATACATGATGGATAAATACTATCGAGTGGATATGGGTGGATATGATGCTACAGAAAATGATTTATTAAATCCAATAAAAGACGAAATTAAGATTATACCTGTGGTAGAGGGTGCTTTTGTCTTTGCTTTATTAGGTGCTGGTTTAATCGGTGCAGGAAAAACATTTTTAGCTGGAACTTTTTTACAATCAATAGCTGTAAATCTTGGTGTTGGATTAATTATTCAAGATGTCACAAATTATCTAACACCAAAACCAAAACCGATGTCATCTTTAGAACCAGAAGATGCCACTGTTAACTTTGCCTTTAGTGGGGTCACAAACGTATCAAGAGCAGGTGTAGCCATACCTCTTGTATATGGAGATATCTTTGTCGGAAGTATAAATGTATCAAATGGAATTGATACAGACCAGATTGAGGTTTCTGTATAATGCCAGATCCAATTGAATTAGAATATGCACTACCAAATATAATGCAAGCTCATTACTTCGGTAATGTAACAGATGAAGGCATTGATGATTTTTTAAAAGAATTTGGTAATACTGGTTTAGGAGATGATGTTTTTTTTGATGCAAATGGAAAGTTAATTGAAATAGATGGTATTACTGTTGAGACAGGTAACTTTTCACAATCTGGAACTACAGCCACGATTACCCATGATGGCAGTGAAACAATACAAGTAGGTGATGTATTAAATATTATTTTTGCTGTAGGTACAAATGAAAATACACCAGAAGTTTTGACAGTAACAGCAGTAAGTTCATCTACTGTTTTTACTGTCACAAGATCATCTTCTCAGACAATATCTAATGAAATAGTAAGTTTTTATTTTGCAGATGTACCTAAAAGTGGAACGTACTCTCAATCAGCAAATACAATCACTATTACTCATAACGGCACAGAAACATTAGCTGTCGGTGATGTTGTTGATTTAAACGTAACCTCTGGTACTGCTATAACAGAGAATGTAATTGTCACTTCTGTCACCTCCTCAACAGAATTTAAGGTAGCAAGTAGCACTTCTGTTTCCACATCAGGTAATGCCACTTTTACAAAACAGAATAGTGTAAACATAACAGCAGGTGATGTAGATGGCATACAAACTACAACAGATTCAATATTATCCAGTAAGCAATCAAATGATCTTATAGATGTTTTATCAGAAGGAGTGATCGCTGGTTTTCATTCACCATTAGAAGCAGGTCTTACGCAAGGAACTGATAAATATAATATTGCAGCATTAAAAGATGTTTTCCTAAATGGAACGCAGGTACTTAAAAAATCAGCAGATATTAATAATCTTACAGAAGGTGATTTTAATTTTACAAGAGAAGATATAAGTTTTGAACCTAGATTTGGAACGTCTAGTCAAACTGCCTTAGATACTATTAATGAAATAGAATCTGAGACTGCTGTTGGTGTTGAAGTAACAAAGGCAACACCAGTATCAAGGTCAATTTCAAATCAGATAGATAAATTAAGAATCACTATTGTATTCCCCTCATTACAAAAATTTAATACAGATGATGGATCTACAAATGGTACACAGGTCAATTTATCTATAAAAATTACAGAAAATAATGGCACAGAACATAGAGTTATTAAAGGAAAAAAAGGCGCTGTAATCGGTAAGACAAATACACAGTATTTCAGAGATTATATTATTAAAGGTTTATCAAATCTTAGCTATCCAATTACTGCTACTGTCACTAGAGTTACTAATGATTCTACCGACACAAATTTACAGAATAAGTTTAGTTGGTCATCTTTTACAGAGATAACAGCAGAACAGAGAGCCTATGTAGATATTGCACACGTTGGCTTACGTTTTAATGCAGAATCCTTCAGATCAATACCAACAAGGACATACAGAATAAAAGGAATAAAGGTAAAGATCCCACATAATGCAACTGTGAGATCTGATGGCAGTTTATCTTTCAATGGTAGTTTTAATGGCACGTTAAAAACAGATAAGGAGTTTACTAATGATCCAGCTTGGGTTCTATATGATGTTCTTACCAACACTCGTTACGGAGCATCCATACCAGAAACAGCAATAGATAAGTTTGCTTTTTATTCTGCATCTGAATACAATTCAACACAGATAGATGATGGATCTGGAACAGGTACAACCGAAGCTAGATTTAGTTGCAATGTAAATATCAATAATCAAAAGGAAGCGTTTGAACTTATACAGGATCTTTGTTCTGTAATGAGAGTACAGGCTTTTTATGAGGCTGGCAGTATTACGATCTCACAGGATAGACCATCTGATCCTGTTTATACCTTTAATATCTCTAACGTAACTGAAGGTGGTTTTTCATATAGCAATCAAAGTCAGAAAGCTAAATTTACAAAGATAAATGTAGGCTTCTTTGATATGACAACTCAAGCTATTGACTATGAAACAGTAGATGACACAACAGCACAGTCAAGGTATGGAATTAAAACACAGACTATAAAAAGTTTTGCCACAACATCAAGAGGACAGGCTTTAAGAATGGCGAAATGGTTATTGTTTAACCAAAATAATTCTTCTGAAATAGTTAATTTTAGTATTACTGCTGAAGCAGGTGTATTGGTACGTCCTGGACAGATAATATCAGTGGCAGATGTGGTAAAACAGGGAGTGAGAAGAGGAGGAAGGATTAAAACAGGTATTAGTACAACTCAGATAGAGGTTGATGATACAACATCCACTGATCTTGTTACTTCAAATACGGCAAAACTATCAGTGATCTTATCTGATGGAACGCTTGAGACAAAAGAGATTAGCGATATATCAGGTGCTACTGTCACTGTGTCTTCTGCTTTTTCTTCCGTTCCACAGGCAAATAGTGTTTGGGTACTAGAAAATACAACACTTGAACCTACTACTTGGAGAGTTGTAAATGTACAAGAGCAGGAAAATCTTACATTCAGCATTACAGCAGCATCACATAACAGTGGTAAATATGATTTTGTAGAAGATGGCACACCATTACCAGCTAAGAATTTTAAATTAATAACAAAGAAATTATCTGCACCAGAAAACTTATCTGCTTCTGAATCATTAATCGTTATTAATAATAAAGCGGTTGCAAGATTATCAATATCTTTTGCTGCTGTTAAAGGTGCTATTGGATATTATCTGCAATACAAATTTGAAAATGGAAACTTTATTAATCAACAGGTAAAGGCTACTGATTTTGATATAGATAATATTACCAATGGTAAGTTTGTTATTAGAGTATTTTCTATAAATACAATAAATAAATTAAGTGAAAGACCAAATGAAATACAATTTACATCTGTTGGTAAGACTGCATTGCCTGGTGATGTACAAAATCTGAGAGTTGAAACCATATCAGATCAGTTAATGAGGTTACGTTTTGATAAATCCACTGATATTGATGTATTACATGGTGGAAACGTAGTTGTAAGACATAGTAATTTAACAAATGGTAGTGGTACGTTTACTAATTCTGTTGACTTAATTCCCGCTTTACCAGGATCAGTAAGTGAAATAATTTTACCTGCTATTGATGGTGAGTATATTCTTAAATTTAGAGATGATGGCGGTAGATTAAGTTCTGGAGAAGCATCTGTTGTTGTTATTAACCCTGATCCACAACCTAAATTATTAGTTTTTAGCGATAGAGAAGATACAGATTCTCCTCCTTTCGCTGGTACTAAATCTGATTGTTTTTTCTCTGATGGAGTTAATGGTTTGGTTTTGGGATCAACTGAAACTTTAGATGATGCAACAGACTTTGATGCTATAGCTGATTTTGATTTTATCGGTGATGTAGATTTCTTGACAGGTGGTACTTATGATTTTGCAAAAATTCTTGATTTGGGTGCTGTAAATCCATTACGTCTGACAAGGCATTTTGTCACACAAGGTTTCTACCCTAATGATTTAATTGATAAGAGAACAGCAAATGTAGATAGCTGGACTGATTTTGATGGTGCAACTGCCTTTGATGTTAATGCAAAATTACTTGTTGCTACTACAAGCACAGCACCATCTAATGGATCTAGTTATCAGGATAGTGATTTTACAGGTAAGACATTTAACATTTTTACAAATGGAACATATTTAGGAAGAGGTTTTAAATTTAAATGTGAATTAGAATCCAATGATCCAGCACAAAGTATTGAAATAGATCAACTTGGATATAAGGCAGAATTAGATAGAAGAACAGAGCAAAAAAGTAATTTAAGTAGTGGTACAAGTGCTTCTGGATTAGCTGTTACTTTTGACCAAGCATTTTTTACAGGAGCAGCAGAAACCAGTGTTGGTGTTGATACTCAGAAACCAAGCATAGGTATTACTGCAAATGATTTAGCTGCTGATGAAAGATTTGAAATAACAAATATATCTGGCACTGGTTTCACTATAAAATTCATTAATGCAAGCAGTAATCCCGTAAATAAAACATTTAGTTATACTGCGGTAGGTTTCGGGCGTGGTAGTTAAGAAATGCTGTTTGACTTGGATTTTTTTAAGAATACAAGTAAAATAAGCTTAAATATTAATTTATTTTTATTTGTTATTACTTTATGCTTGTAATTTACTCTTAAAAATATAATTAAATAATTGTCAAACCTATTGGTATAACTAAAATGTCTACACAACACGATTATATAATCGATAATTCAACAGGCGCGAATGTCCGTTCAGACATCAATAGCGTTTTACAAGCAATAGCAAGTAATAACTCTGGATCTTCAGCACCATCTACAACCTACGCTCTTCAGACTTTCGCAAATACAACAGAATCAATGTTGAAACTTAGAAACGCTGCAAATAACGATTATGTAAATTTTAGAAAATTCGATGGAAGCTTGCCTTTACCAGACGGGTCAGCCGCCTTGCCCTCACTATTTTTTGATGACGATACAAATACAGGAATTTTTCGAGGTGGTGCTGATGAATTTAATATTTCAACTGGTGGTACAGAAAGAGTTGTTATTGATAGTAATGGACGTGTAGGTATTGGCGAGACTTCTGTTAATGCTTCTTCTTTAATTCATGTTAAATCTACAAATCCAGAAATAAGGATACAAGCTACAAATGGAACTGGTGCAACTCATAAAATATTTTCTTCTGGCACAAATGCTGATAGTTTTCAAATTACTGGTACATCAAATTTGCTTTTAAATGCAGATACTTTATTTTTTAGATCTACGGATGAAAGTACTGAATACATGCGTTTAACTAATGGAAATTTAGGTATAAATACAACAGCCGCAACTCAAAAACTTCATGTAGTTGGTAATATATTAGCGTCTGGTACAATCACTCCAGGTTCAGATATTGAATTTAAAAAAGATATAGAACCATTAACAGATGTTTTAAGTAAAGTTAAACAATTAGTTGGTATTAATTTTACATTTAAAAGTAATAATGAAAAATCTATGGGATTAATAGCTCAAGAAGTAGAAAAAGTTTATCCTGAATTAGTTAGAGGAGATGATGGTAATAAAAGTTTAAATTATATGGGTTTAACAGGTGCTTTAATTGAAGCCATAAAAGAATTAGCAACTAAAGTTGAAGCACTTGAATCAGCTTAGTATAATTAAAATAAAATAATAAAATGGCAATTCAACCAGCAACTTATGATTTTACACTTCAAAGAAGGGCAGATCATTCGATCCCTTTATTATTTAAAGATTCTACAGGATCTCCAATAGATTTAACTGGCTTTACTGTTGCATCTCAAGTCTATGATGAGTCTAGGACTACTCTTTACGCAACATTTTCAGTTACTTATACAGATAGATCAGCCGGTTCAGTAAAAATCTCATTAACAGATACACAGACTGCTACATTTTCTCCTAATATATTAAAATATGATGTCCTGCTTACAAACGGATCTGGAGAAAAAGAATATTACCTTGAAGGAAGTATATATGTTTCAGAGGGTTACACAGCATGAATAGCGTCCAAATTACTGAAGAAAAGAATACCATTACAGTTGATGAAACTACTAATACTGTCACAGTTATAGAAGGTAATGCCACAGTAATCAGAGTATCAACCGAAGGGCCACAAGGCCCACGAGGGGAACAAGGGCCAACTGGGACTAACGTAGATGTAAATAATGCTGTTAATGATTCTTTAGTGTATTTTGATTCATCTAGTGGTACATTAAAAGCAGATACTACCACGACCAAACTTACACTTGTTAATGGAGGGAACTTTTAGGTCATGTCTAACACTATAAGAATTAAAAAGAGATCAGCTAGTGGATCGGCTGGTGCTCCTTCTAGTTTATCCCCTTCAGAATTAGCTTTTAACGAAAACGATCTGAAACTATATTATGGTTTTGGTGATAATGGATCTACCCCACCTTCTGCAAGTTCAATAATTACTGTTGGTGGTGCTGGAGCTTTTTTTAATAAAACAGATACAAGAAGTGCAAATGCAATTTTAGCTGGCCCTACAAGTGGATCTGCGGCTGCTCCTACGTTTAGAGCTTTAGTTGCTGGAGATTTATTAAAGCTAAATGAATTTACTGCTCCTGATGGATCTGTAAGTTTAAACAGTCAAAAAATAACAAATTTAGCTACACCTACAAATTCTGGTGATGCTGCAAGTAAGCAATATGTTGACAATGTTAGTCAAGGATTAGATGTAAAAGATTCTGTAAAAGTAGCAAGCACCACGAATGGAACATTATCTTCTGCTTTCGCTAATGGTCAGACAGTAGATGGTATAACTTTGGCAACGAATGATCGAATATTACTTAAAGACCAGACTACTCAGACCGAAAATGGTATCTATATAGTCAATGCTTCTGGTGCTCCTACAAGGGCAGATGATTTTGCAAATGGAGCTACGGTAGCCGGTGCGTTTGCGTTCGTAGAGCAGGGAACTGCTAATGCGGACTCAGGTTTTGTCGTAACCTCAAACAAAGGATCAGATGTCGTAGGCACTAATAATATTGTTTTTGCACAGTTTTCTGGCAGTGGATCTGGTGTATCAGCAGGCAATGGATTAGATAAGGTTGGTTCAGTAATGAGCGTAGATTTAAAAGCTAATGGTGGACTTGTTATTGAGTCAACTGAAATTGCTGTTGATCTTGCTGCTAGTTCTATCACTGGAACACTTGCGATAGGTGATGGTGGGACAGGAGCTACAAGTGCCTCTGCTGCACGAACAGCATTAGGACTTGCTATTGGTTCGGATATTTTAGCTTTTGATTCTGGCTTATCTGCTATTGCTGGTCTTGCAACAACTGATGGAGGAATTATTGTTGGTAATGGTTCAACCTTTGTGCTTGAAAGTGGATCAACCGCTAGAGCAAGTCTTGGTGTCAGCATTGGCAGCCAAGTTCAGGCTTATGACTCTGATTTAGATAACCTATCAGGTATGCAGTCTGGTGCTTCTTCTGCTTTAGCTGCAATAACATCTACAGAGATACAGATTCTTGATGGAGCGACTGTTTCTACAGCAGAATTAAATATTCTTGACGGTGTTACCGCAACTGCATCTGAATTAAATATCATGGATGGAGTTACGGCAACAACTTCTGAATTAAACATATTAGATGGAGGAACTTCTGCTACTTCAACAACACTTGCTACCGCAGATAGATTTGTTTGTAATGATAATGGAACGATGAAACAGGTTGCTTTATCTGATCTGGTTACATTTTTAGAAGATGGGTCTACGTCAGGTCTAGATATTAATGGAGGTACTTTTTAAAATATGGCAAATGTTATAAGACATAAAAGAGGTACTTCAACACCATCAACAAGTGATTTCTCTAACACAGCAGAAATTTTAGTTGATACAAGTACTGGAAATATATTTAATAAAACAGATGGTAATTCAGTTGTAAAGGTAAATGGTTTATCAAATATAGTTGAGGATACAACACCACAGTTAGGTGGTGATTTAGATATGAACTCAAAATTTATATCTAGTGGAATTTTAGCGATTAAAAATACAGGTTCTCAATCACAAGTACGTTTATATTGTGAATCAAATAATGCACATTATGTTGCAGTACAAGCACCAGCCCATGCTGATTTTAGTGGCAATCCTGTTTTAACTTTACCTTCAACTAATGGACAAGAAATTGTTGGAACGGCAGAAAGTCAAACTATAACTAATAAAACAATAGATGTAGATAATAATACTATTTCCAATATTGAAGTTGATAATTTTAAAAGTGGTGTTCTAGATACAAATTTATCTGCTGTCTCAAGTAGTGATGATACACTTGCATCTGCAAAAGCTATAAAAACTTATGTAGATACAGAAGTGGCTGGAGCCGGAGGTGGAGGTGTAACCGTTGAAGATGAAGGATCAGCATTATCTACCACAGCAACAACATTAAATTTTGTTGGTTCAGGTGTTCAAGCAACAGGTACGGGTGCAACTAAAACCATAACAGTTTCTGGTGGCAGCACTGACCTCATTGAAGTTATGATGTTTACTTAGGAGGAAAAATGGCTTTATCTAAAACAGGATTAGGATTATTCACTTCATGTAGTGCTAGTTCTACAACAACTGTTTTGACCGTAGCTTCTAGTAAAACAAATTATGTGCGAGGTTTAATTTTACATAATACTCATAGTGGGACCGTAAATGTTAAAGGACATATCGTACCAAATGGAGGAAGTGTTGGAACAGGTAATGTTTTATTAGAAGTTAATTTAGTAAGTAAAGATACTTATTTTTTGGAATTTAATTTTCCGATTATTCTTACCACTAATGGAGATACTATAAGAATTGTTGTTGGTGCTGGTGGATCAATAAATACTTTAGTAATAGGTGATAAGGATTCATAATGGGATTTAAAACTCAAGATGGTTTTCAATTTACTGGAGTAGGAGATGGACTTAAGTTTGTTTCAGGAAAAAGAATTTCTTTTTATTTATCAGAACAAGGAGATGCTGGTGAGGAAATAACATCAACTGTTCCTACTGATAATTTAGAAGTCTATGTAAAACCTTCTGATTATTCAAGTGGTACAACTGTAGTTGATTCAAGTGGAAACAATCGCACTTATGATTTAAAAAATGGAGTTGCCCATAATACCTTTCCCGCTAGATTTACTTTTGACGGCACTAATGATTATTTAGAGGCTGCTAGTGATTACAATATCGTCACAAACACTGCAACATTTGTTGCATGGGTTAAAAGAAATGGAACTCAAGATAGTTATGCTGGTTTAATGTTTAATCGAACTGGAAGTGTTTCTGGGATGCACTTTTATAGCACAGAACACACGATAGGTTACCACTGGAATAATGCAATGTCAACTTGGGGATGGGACAGCGAAGTAATTATACCTGACGGACTTTGGGCTCTAGTCGCTTTAACAGTAAGCTCAACTGAAGTGCAAGCATATTTATATACGACGACTGTTACACCTACACAAAGCCAAAACTCTAACTCTCATGGAAACTCTACAATTCAAAATGTTGAAATAGGAAGAGATCCCGATGGAAATAGAGATTTCAAAGGTGATATGGGACACTTTTTATTCTATTCAGCAACATTATCACAATCACAACTTACAAGTTTATACAACGCAACTAGAGAAATTTACTACCCAACAAGTATCTACTTAACAAGTTTAGAATTTTGTATAGATCCTAGTTTATATATTAGCGGTACAACTGTTGTAGATTCTAGCGGTAACAATCGTAATTATACTTTATATAATGGAGTAACTCATAATACATCACCAAATAGATTTACTCTTGATGGTACTAACGACTATTTAGGAGCATCGGCAAATTATAGTGTTCCTACTGCAAACGCAACTTTTGTGATGTGGATAAAAAGAGATGGAGAACAGTCAAGTTATACTGGTTTAATGCTCGAAAGAGCAAATATTGTAAGCGGTATGAATTTTTATTCTACGACTGAAGAGATTGGATATATGATTAATGGCAGCCATTATCAATGGGATAGTAATCTAGAAGTTGCTGATGGAGTGTGGACAATGGTAGCAATCACAGTAAATACATCAACTGCTGTAGCTTATAGATACACTACAAGCACAACTCCATCTACAGCTACACGTTCAGCATATCATGGTTCGTCTACTTATACTAATTTGTTATTGGGGCAAGATAGTGATGGAGGCAGATATTTCAAAGGTGATATTGGACATTCTATGTTTTATTCGGCAACACTAACAGAGTCGGAATTAACAAGTATATATAACTCTACTAAGGCCATTTACGGTTATTAATTATGTCTCGTAACTATTTAATTATTCAATCTTCTGAACTTAATAAAGTAGACTTCTCACAAGTTTTAGAAAGTTCTATTGATACTGTCAAAAAATCAGTTGACACCACAAAAACATTCATAAAATGGGAAGGTGATACAATACCATCTTTTGTTAGTAATCTAACAGGTACAGAGGGGCCATATACAGAAAATGAAATTATAAATATATTGAGAACAGATGCATGGACTCCAGAGTTTAAAGTTTAAGTAAAATAAAGGTCTTTACACTACAGAATACTATTGTAACATTAAAAAGAACACGATTTTAATAAATGCCTAGAAAAACAACAGAAGAATTAAACAAAGAGTTAAAAACCTTACAAGAAAATTATGATCAAGCGGTTCAAGTTCAAAAAAACTGTGAAAATAGAGCTATTGCAATAAAAGCTATATTAGATGACAGGTTAGAAATGGATCAAGAAAAAGAAGCAAAAAAAAAGTACTAGTAACAGGAATATTAATTAAAGATTGTCCTGTTTGCGGTGAAAGCTTTAAAACAATGGAGCAGAGGCGTAAATATTGCTCTGGAGCGTGTAGGACTAGATTATGTCGTAGTAACAAAAGACTTGAAAAGAATAAAAAATCTACTAGCATACAACTTTAATTTAATTAATTAAATGCTTAAAAAAATTTTAGCTGTAGCTGCTGCTTCAGCAATCTCACCCGCTTTTGCAGGGTTCTACGTCAACGTAGAAAACAATGGTTCTTACACAGGTAGAGACTATAACGGTTCTGGAACTGATCTACACCTAGGGTA